ACCAGAAGTACTGCGACTACTTGTTTCATTTTTATTCCTTGGCGCTTGCTCTCAACATCCAACCGTGTTTGCTGTGTGCATCAATACGCTCTGCGATAAAGTTGCTGAATCCAAATTCGTTGTTGGCTTCGCTTTGTTGATAGACTAACTTAAGGATCTTAATAGTTTTCTCATTGTCTTCCAACAATGTTTGAACCATTACAGACTTGGGTAGTATAGCAGTCTCATCTTCAATTTGTGTTAGCATACTGAAACGAGTATAACTGGCTGGAACATAAGTTCCTAACGCACGAATTTGTTCTGCAAATGCATCTATGCTTGCATAAACTTCTTCGTATATTCCACCAAATAGGTCGTGATATTGTTTGAAGTCTGGGCCTTCCACGTTCCAGTGAAAGTTATGTGATTTCAAATAAAAGCTGAACTCTGTAGCAAATGCTACTTTTGCCGCTTGTTGTAATTCGTCCATGATATATCCTAAGTCAAATATTTATCACTCAGCACGACCACACTTGGCTCTCTTTGCATTAGTCAATGCTCCAAAGTTTACTGGCCACTCTGATCCAGGTGCTATTTCTTGTGCGTTTTTAGGATATGCGTACTTAACTCCAGCTGCTGCCTCAATTTGGGCTATGGGTAAACGAAACTTGGTTAAATCATTACCCAAGTTTCCGTATGGTTTATTGTGCGGAAACGCCCAACCAGCTACTTGACCAGTAGCATTGTTGATTACAATCTTATAGTAACCATGCGGAACAATAACACCGTTGCCAATTGTTGGGTTTGTGGGACCATATACTGCACCCACATAGATAGTGAATGGCTGATTAAGTTGAACTGCCCAACCTCGAACGCTAGTTTCTAATAGTTTCCAAATTCCTCTGTTCAATGAACCGTGCTGTGGATACATGTTGGTCATAAGGAATGACTCATACTCAACTTGCTGTGTCCAAGACAAATCACCATCTGGTGCTGCATGTCCTTTGTCGTATCCTGTTCCAGCATAGTCATCTGGTCGGGCGCCAGTGCCGCCTAAGCTGGCATCAGGAACAAAAGCGTTTGTGCGTGGAAAGCATCCTAGTGCGTTTTGTGGTAATAATGTGTAAGCTACATAAACTGGTATCTTGGCTGGAGCATCATATGCTACTAGATAAGCTTCACGGCAAATTGGAACGGCTGTGCGTTGTGTTGTAGCAAAGCCGTATGGGCTATGTACTTGACAGTCTTGCGGCGGTAACGGAGCACGTTGCTCCCAGGCTTGCACTAGACCTGTAAAGGCTAATAGTACAAGTAATAATAACTTCTTCATTCAATAGTACCTTTTAATTTAAGTACTACTATTTACCTAGAAGCTATTGTTGAACCAACCTATCTTACGACCTTCTTCAATACGTCGATCGTGTTCTTCTACACTGCTTGGAAAACGCCAAGCCCATACTGCTACACAAGCCATAAAGACTGCTGTGCTGATTACCCCAATAAGTTTAACACCTGAGAAGAACATAATGCACAAACTTAGTGTCATCATGCCCAACATAAAGAACTTCATCTTGTGTGGGAATACACGTTTAGTATTCCAGTTAGTTAGGAACGGGCCAAACAGTTTGTGATTATAAATCCACTTGTGCATACGCACACTGCCCTTACTAAAGCAATAGGCAGCAAATACTACAAAGATACTATAGGGCAACCCAGGAGTGATAACTCCCAAGTATGCCATACCCAAGCTGAGAAATCCCAATGAAGTCCATAGAAACTTTCTCATACTTGTAGGTAATCCAACCAGCTGTCGTGTCTAACATGAAACGGCATCTGCTTGCGTTTGTTTATCAATTCGTAGTAGTCAGGCTTATATGGTTTGATCCTTGGAACAATCTTCTTGTTTGCACCTTTGTTAGCATTACATGGGCCGCATGCGGTTGTAGTGTTTTCAAAGGTTGTCTTACCACCCAAGCTGGTTGGTAGCACGTGGTCTAGTGTGCAGTCCTTCTTGGTCAAATGGATATTACAGTATTGACATGTGTAACGGTCACGCAGAAACACATTACTCTTTGAGTAACGAATGCCTGTTTTTGGTTTCATGTATTCACGCAACATGATAATAGCTGGTACTTGTGTTTCCCAACGGGCTGATCTCACGACCCAATCATCATGCCATGTGATTACTGCGGCCTTGTCCAAGACCATATATCGAATAGCTTCCTGCCAATCTACTGTGCTCAATGGCAAGTAGTTTACCGGCATACCATCAGCATTAAGTACTAAGGTATCCATTTTTTAACCTCTTTTGATTGTGTTACAGACCCAACCTATGAAGTATAAATTATACTTTCAATTTATATTTAAGTCAATATTGATTGAACGAATTCGTTTCCGGAACGCTCTACGGAAGAATTCCATTGATCTTTGAGATCGTTGTCAAATACAATTTCATGATCGGCTGAAGCAGTTAGCCAACTGAAACTGTGATCTCGTTGTGATGTGCCTTTGAGTTCTTCTACCAGTTGTCTTGGTGCCCAGCCGCACAAACCCAAAAATAATCTAAACTGTTTGGGTGCATCTCCGTCACCCAATCGAACCAACAAATCTTCTGCACTGCTGATTGAAAAGTCTTCGTTGATTTGCATGGTGTTGGTGCAAGCCCATTCACTGCTGTGTAGCATACTAAGAGCTTTGATGTTGACTGGGCCACCCAAATAAATGTAGCCAGGTATATTGAGTCGAGCAATACCCACTTGTTCACTGAACTCAGACACAGTCATTTCACTGCGCTTGTTCAATATAAGTCCCATGCTACCATTAGCATGGTGTTCAGTTACGAAGATTACACTCTTGTACCAAAAGTTGCTTTTTAGTTTTGGGGGTGCAATTAGTAGTGTCCCAGATAGATCCATTATGCCACATTCATTGATTGTTTAAAAGCGGCATAACGCATTTTACGATCATCTAATCCGTTATAACCGCCGTTTATTACTTTAGTTATAGATGTAACATCATCCCAGTTACTAACTTTGGATTGCACATACGTTTTCCAAAACAGTATAGCTGTCTTGGCTGCTACATCTGGTTTTTCAACTAAGTCTGGGTTTTTTTCTAAAGGTAATCCTAATTTAGCTCCTGCATCTCTATAATTAGCACGACCAGTTAGGCCAATGTATCCACGGCCTCTATATCGATACCCGTCACCTTTTTGTAAATTACCTAAATCTCTACGACCTTCGTAGCCTTGTTGTGCAGTACTTGGTCCCCATATTTCACTTAGGTACCTAAAGCCTCCACTCTCGTGACTGCATTGTGCAAGGAACGCTGCTAGCTCTTTGCCTTTAATGCCTTGTCCCATTGCTTCCTTAGCCAGCAAGTCTCTCGATTCTTTATCACCCAATGCACTTACTGCAATCTTACCTTTAAACTCTTCTGGTTTGGCTTTTTCTAATTTGCTTGCTTTTGGATTCTCTGCTACTACTTTATTCAATGCTTGTACTGTTTCAGGTGTTGCAGTTCCTGTCGCAGGCAATTTATTATCCGCTTGAAACTTTGAAATGCCAGCAGCAGTATACTTGCCTATGATACCATCGTCCTTTGTTGGGCCAACATCATAGCCCAATGCCATCAATGCACGTTGTAAGTTAACTACTTCAACACCCCTACTGCCCATCTTAGGACCAGTTGGTACTAGAATGTAGCCAGCACCAGCATTGTCTGACGTAGCTGTTTTGTCTGCGTCTGGTGTAGCTGCTTGTCCAGGCTTTGCGCCAGCTTTTACTTTTGCAGCAGCAGTACCATACCAGCCCATAGGAGCATGAATACCATCGCCGCTAGAAACACTTAGTTTGCCCATGTCAATAACTTCAACTCCGCTTGGTATACTTGCCTGTACTAGTTGTCTTAATTGGTTTTTGTCTTGAGCAAATTTAGGATTGTCTGTTTCAGCAAATAGTACATAGAACACTTTGCATTTCTTTTGTAGCAATTCACTAAGCATACTGTCAATTTTGCTTACCACTTGTTGTTTGTTAGGGTTTAACATGTCGTTAGCGCCAGCACTTAGTACCACTGTACTTCCAGGACTAACTTTTGCAATAGCATCATCATTGGCACCGTTCATTGCACTTCGGCCGTTAGTTGCTAGGCTAATAAATTTACCTGTACCGGCAATAGCTACTGCATGGCTGTCGCCAATAGCATATATTTTTGTAGCTGTTTCTGGTTGTGTTTCTTTAAATTCAAAAAATCTCATTTTTATCCTTATGCTAGCGGGTTAACTTGTTGCCCACTACTTGCGTATTTTTCCCAGTGCAAATGATTGCCTGTACTAAATCCAGTGCTACCAACACGGCCAATTACATCACCCTTCTTAACCACATCTCCTAACGTTGCTTCTATTTTAGACATGTGCATAAATCTGTGTCGTTGTCCATCTGATGTGACCATCTCAACGTAGTTGCCTGCTGAAGGATTGTTTGGTTGAACTAATGTAATCTTACCGTTGTCTGGAGCAACAATCGGTGTACCTTCTGGTGCTGCAATATCAACTCCTGGATGCGGGATTTTGTCACCTTTAGGTCCAGTTACCACACGACCATACTCGCCAGTTAGTCTACCTTTAGTTGGTACTTGGTCATTACCAGTAGCTGGTTCAGGAGATTCACCTGAGTCAGCATCAAACTTTTGTAGTGCGGTTGTGTCTGGCTTCTTAACATCTTTAGGATCAATTCCTTTCTCAGCAGCATCCTTTGCCGCTTGTGTGTAAGGTCCCATGATGCCATCAATGCCATCTTCCTCAGGACCATATGTGCCCAAGTCGTAACCTTTGGCTTTTAATTCTTTTTGTAGTTTGACTATTTCTGGATCGCTTTGCGCTTCAACCACACGGAACTCTCTGAATCTCATTATTGATTCCCCTTCCATACTGGTAGTGGGCCACCATAGTTGCCGCCTTTGACTTTTTTGCCTTTGACCTTTTGACGTTTGCGATTGATAGTAAACTTCTTCTCAGTTGCTCTCGCTCTGAATCCTTGACTGATACAACTGCTTAACTGACTAGCGCCTAATTCGCCTGCGGGTTTGGTGCTCTTGCACAACTTGCGACTGGCTTTGCCTGA